ACAATACTTTTTCAGCCTGTTCCTCAGTCAGCCCAAGTTTTAACAGATCCTCTTTGTTCATAAAATAATCACTCCTTCATTTTTTACGCTGTATGTCAGCGGTATTATGTCCGATTTGTTCTTTTACGCCTTCAAATCCAAAAAAGGCGATTGATTTTTTAATTTTTTCAAGATATACTTATATTATCCTTTGAAGAAAGTAGGTGAATAAAATGGGAAAAGACCAACATGTTACCCCTAAAGATGGTAAATGGCAAGTCAAAGGAGAAGGCAATGATAAAGCAACTAAAATCTTCGGTACTCAGAAAGATGCTATTGATTACGCTAAGACAATAGCTAAAAATCAAAAATCTGAGGTTGTCATCCATGGTAAAGATGGTAAAATCCGAGATAAAGATAGTTATGGGAACGATCCTTGTCCTCCTAAAGACAAAAAGCACTAGTCTTTAAATTTTATTTTTACCACTATTTTAGAATTGGCGGTACTTATATTGTCATCAGTAATTACTGCCAATTCTTCATTGTTTTCTGTATCAAATACCGTTATCTTTTCAATGTCATCTTTTATAATATTGTTTTTGTCGCCCATCATTTCACCTCCTCAAAAGCCAGTATCAGTGCCGAGTTTATATATCATTCTTTTCCATCACTCATTAACTTTATGTTCTTTCCTTTATCCGCCTTTTTAATGAATTCCTTTAAAGCCCCGTCATATGTTACTCCTATGTAGTTTCCATCGCTGTGATAAATGTTCAGTTTTATTATTTTTCCTCCTGTAAACAAAAAGAGCAGTCGTTAAACCGCTCTTGAATTATTATTCTGTTATTTAGTGATTCCATCCTAAAATAGCGAACATCATACCGTTGTAATCCTTATGTTCGTCATACAGCTTAGCCAGTCTGTTTTCTCCAATTTTCTTCAATTCTTCAATAATTTTTTCATCAGCATCCCCATCTTTATATTCGTCAGTGTAGTTCTCAATAAATATAGTTTTTACTTTTTTTACATTTTCCTTAAATTCACAATGCTCCGGTTCCAGTTCTATCATTATCATTTTTATTCAACTCCTTTAAGCCTCATGCTAGCCATTAGTATATTTTCGATGTAGATTTTTTCTTGTTCTCGGCTTGGTATTTTTCCTTTTTTTACCCATTCACGGGCTATTTTTTTTATTTCTTCTTTTTTACCCTTCCATATAGGTGTGTTTTCTATCATTTTGTCTGCTATATCATCCAGATTATTTTCGATATAACTAAAATATTTTCTTGCATATTCCAGCTTATCAAAATGTAAATTATCCAAAGTATTATATATTTTCGTCCACTCTGCTGTTTTCTTATTTCCAAATCTGTAATCAAACATTATTTCTCCGAAATCCTCGATCGTCTTACAGTCTTTAAATTCTTTGAGCATTTTAAGTTTTGGTAGTGTTTCAGTCAGATACCCTGAATAAGCCGGCATAAGATTATCTGCTATCCCCAGCTCTCTAATTAAGTAGTGTGCTGTTGATTCTGTGAACGTTTCTTCTATCATTAAAAATTCATACTTTCCTAAAGTCATGAAATCTGTTTTCAATCCGTTCATTTTAGCGTGATAAATCTCATGTACCATAGTTTTTATCTGATATCTGATGTCCCTGTCATCGTCCAGCTGTAAATTGTACGACGAAATCTCCATAGTGTCATTTTTAATTTTAATCCCACAAAAACCACGAGATTGCATTTTTCCTACATTAACGGGTACATCATTCAGTCCATTAGCTTTCAACAGCTCTTCAGCTATCTCTTTTCTTGCATCCGAATTTTCAGTTTTTACTGTTTCTAAAATCTTATCAATTATCCCTGATTCCATTGTACTCATTTTTATATCGTTTTGCAATACTTTTTTTGTATCATTGTCCACATATTTTTCTTTCCAGTCCTTATACGTGATGTCCGCTGGAACATACTCTGTTTCTCCTGTTGTCTCATTCCTTGCGGCTCTTTCACCTTGCATGTCATCGAAATAAGGAGCCGTAGTAGTTCGGCACCTAACATGAAATGGGTTCGCAGTGACTCCGACTTCATAATCCTTTAAGTCAAATACCTTACCATCCATATCCTGACATATATCTGATGTCCTGTTATCCAGTGTGGCCACTATTTCGTATTTTTCTACACCCAAATCTTGATAACTCTTGAGCCTTGCCTTGCTTGAATACGCTGCACTTTCTGTATACACCAGTCTTGATGCATTTGCTTTCGACACTTTCATTTTCTCGGCGATTTTATCTGCCAGTTTCTCTAAGCTATCCCCTCTGATAAATGCCTGCGTCATTTCCGTATGCAGAGTATTTATAAGCTTGTCCTTATCTTCCCAGATCCTGTCGCTAAAGTTTTTCCCATCGGGAGCCCATGGTTTTTTAATAACTGTATTTACTAACTTATCGTTCAGACTGTATATGTTAGTTCCTACTCCTGTACCTTTTGCTATCTGAAATGCCGTACGATTGTACTGATCCTTATAGAGGTTCTTAAGATAGCTTTCAAATCCGCTTTCACGGCCATTATAAAGTTTTTCTATTTCCCCTCTTACTTGCAGCTTCATAGCCTCAAGCCTCTCAATGTGTACTCTTGCACTTGCGTTCTCAAGTTGTCTGCTCCAGTCTTTCTTGATTCCATTTTCTTCCCCGTGTTTGATGTATTCGTCAAGTGTCCACTTAAATTCCTTAAGTTCTTTGTCGTTCAGCATCTTTTTAGCTTCCGCAAGTGATACATCGTTATTCTTAGCTATTCTGTTGTACCATACTTCGATGTCCTTGTTCATTCTCGATATAGCCCTCTCGTATTCCAGTTGTTGTCTCCGGAATTCGTCTCCCGCTATCTTATTAAGTCGTTCCTCTTCCTCGATAAATCTATCTTGCCAGTATTTCTTACTCATCTATATCATCAGAGTGGTTATGCTCTCCGAATCCTCCGTAGTCTTCCATTTTCTCCTGTTTTTCTTCTTTGATTTTTTTCATTTCCTCTTCCACGTTTACTGACCATGGGTGCTGTCCGATTATAGTTTCCTGTGACAATATTCCAACTGACTTCTGACAGTCTTCAATTGCCTGACTTTCATTCACTAAAATATCCCTGTTGAAAATCATATCCAGTTTTTCGTCTTCAGATATACCTAATCCCGTATTTCTTAAATAATTATTTACAAACCACATAAGATTTTCAAACGATGCCTTAAATTCCACTTCCATTGAATTTGCATCAAGATCTATGTCTGAATACATCGAACGGATATTCAGTTGGTTCGGGTTAGCTCCAAGTGTTTCAGTTTTTGCATCAAACCCTCGTCCGTTTTCAATGATAGCCTTCTTAAATATATCCACAAGGACTTTATAATTTTCATTATTCACTTCAATTTTTAACGAGTCAACTCCGCCTTCCCCCGTTTCATCTGAACGTATCGGGATTACACCATGGACTCTTAAGTTATGCCTGAACTCGCTCCAGTCTGTCCCGTCATAGTTCTTCACAATCAGAATTGTATTTCTAGGGTCTTCTTCCACCCTGTCCTGCATCACTGAAATAAGTTCATTCAGTGCATCCTGTAAGGATTTCACTCTGACAAGCAGAGGCATTTCTGTCTCATCATATCTGAATGGTATTACGGGCAGTTTTAACCAGTTATACCCCTGCACATCTCCGTTATTATCTTCAAGTCTCAGATACGATTCAGGTTCCCTGTCGACCATAAGGGAATTATTCCAGTTATAATATTCAACTCCTGTTTCCCTATATACCTCAACCTTTGTTGACGTCTGAAATCCTCCATCCTTGAATTCTTTAACTGTATAAAGCCTTACTACATAGTCAAGCTCTTCATGTTCTTCGTCCTTCCATACGGGTATCACATTCCGACCGTCAAATCTTTTAAATTTAAGTTTCCCGTCATTTCCAATATATACATATAGCCAACCTATGCCATATTTATATGCATCTTTTCCCACCATTCTGAGAAGTTTTAAAAATCTGTCATTGATTATACCCTTCACTGACTCTGCATATTCCTTGTTGTTAGACTGAAATGTGGGAGTCTTTGAAAGTAGGTAATTTGTCTTCTGATCAACAAGTTTTGAATACTGGTTATCAATAAGTTTGGCAACCTTGACATTCTTAAGCGGTTCCAGTTCTCCGTTTTCATTTATCATATCCCTATGCCTGTTCAGTACATCATGCTGGCCAATGTAATATCTGTGGCTGTCTTCCATCTGTTTCTTTTTCCTTGACATAAGGAAGTCGTTTATTAATCTTTCAAGTTCATTTCCCATCTTTTTATTTCTCCTAAACATTTTTTTTATAAAATTAAACATTTTTCTGTCTCCTTAGAGTGTGTATTTACCTTTCACATTTGTTCTTTCTGCCACTCCTGTGGTTGCGTCAGGTGCATCATCGTACTTATTTTTTCCTTCCTTCTGGTATTTATTCATTGCAGAGTAATATTCGGGCCATCTGTCCCTCCAGTTCCTAGGGAAATATATGTGATCCATTACCCATGTACTGTTCGATATAATTCTTGCCGTCTTATTTTTCGACTGATGGAACCATGTAACCCTGCAGGAGTTCGTATGATGCTCAAATTTTAAAATTCTTTCAACATTACGGGCAAACCCCCGTCCGCCATTGTTACTCTCAATCACGGCCAAATTTACTTCGTTTTCAAAATGTCTTCTAGCTGTCTCCTTTTCAGTTATTTCCATTCCTTCCTTCGTGTAATAGACGTCCAGTACATACGCCTCCCTGTTATATTCCCCGTATATAATACTGCACAGATAGTCACTTCCCTGATCCGCTGTATCTGTGTAGCTACATATCCTGTCAAACTCAAAATCTATTCTGTCATAAATCTTGAATGATGTATATAGACGCCCTTTAAGGTCTATCGGTTCCTGCTGATAATTGGCACTTGCTATATCCTCACCCATCGTTTTTTTCTTTCTCAGATACTCTTCGTAAGTGAGAACTTTATCGCATAACATTGTCCCATCATTCTGAAGGGCCTTCATTTTTACCTGCTTTATCTTATACCCTGTTCTTAACATCTCATCATAAGCTTTTCCAGCTAAATCATTTGAGTGCCATCTTGTCATTATGATTATTATCTTTCCGTTTGTCTCAAGTCTTGAAAGCATCGTATTTGTAAACCATTCCCAATGTTTTTCCAGTACATTTTCATTATTTGCTTCCTCGGCGTTCTTAATCAGGTCGTCAATTATGATTATATCCGCCCCAAAACCTGTCGCAGTTCCTGTCGGTGATGTCGCCAAATAATTACTGTACTGACCTTCCAAGCTCCACAGATTCATTGCCCCGTCGCCTTTTTTAATTTTAATATCCGGGAATACATCATTGTAAACAATCTTATCTGGATCAGCCTTTATTTCAGAAATTGTATTTCTCACAGCTTTTGAAAATACAGTTGACAGTGTCTCGTTGTATGAACCCGTCATTATTTTCTTTGAAGAGTTTCTTCCAAGCAACCACTCGACGAACATTGTGGCCGTCCTTGATTTCCCGTGTCTCGGTGGCAGATTGATAATCAGTACGTCGTCCTCGGATTCGACAAATTCCTGCATGTCCTGACACAGTTCTAGCAAATAACTTCTATCGCTTTCATAAAAATCAGGTGACATCAGATGACAATAAAAAAAGAACTCACGCCTTGCAAGTTCCAGTTCTGCCTGTCTTATAAGCTCCCTATTTCTCATTTTTAATTATTTCCTTCAGTTCTTCAGTTGTCAGACCTGCAAAAGGGTTACCCGTCTTGACTTCACCCGAAAGCTGCAGCTTGTCGTTAAACATTCCGAGATGTCTTCCCAATAATTCCAGTGCCCTCTCTTTACTGCAGAAACTTACTTCAATTCCAAGTTTGGTTTCCTTCACTCCTGAAATACATGCTCTCTGATCTTCTGTTAGCTCTGAAAAATCTTTTATAACAACCTTTGAATATTCCCCTATGTTAGTTTTGAACTTCTTGACACTGACAATCGAAGTTATATCCGTAAATGCCAGTCTTGCTATTTCCTTAAGCACTTTATCCTGTGTTATTTCCGTTCTTTTCGCTCTTTCGTCCATTCTTTTTTGTATTTCTTCAGCAACCTTGGTATTTCTTAGCAATTTGCTCCCGTTAGTTGCTGCTGTTTCTTCACTTTTTATATTTTTATATGCCGTCTTGTATGCCCTTGTGGCATTAAGATCTTTCAGATATTCATTTACGAAAACCTTCTGCTTATTTGTCAATGTCTTCACCTCGTTTCTCAAAAAATAAAAAAAAGACAGCTTTTACACTGTCTCTGATAGCCTGGCGTATGGCCCATGGATCCCGCCTCGACAAAAAAATTATCCCAGATTTCCTAAACCCTAAATTTCCAATCTAACACATTATAACATATTGACAAACCATTACAAGGACATGAAAGTGACATTTTTATTAATTTTTTTTAATAATTCAGTAGTTCTGCTATCAGGTCATTGGAAAATATCTGGACTTCTAGCTTCTTGACAAGTGTGTTTTTCTGCCTTTTGGCAGTTCTTTCCGTGATATTCAGTTTTTCCGCTATATGTTCAAAAGTTAATTCTTCAAAATATTTCATCGTAATCACGTCATAATATTTCTCATCTTCGATATTTTTCAATGCTTCTTCAACAATGCTTATGACATTATGTATCTTTCCTATCTCACCCTCGAGGTTCTCTATCATATTTTCGATTTTTTCGATTTCTGGAAGATATTTTTTAGTTGCCTGGACGTTTACTCCTAAATCTTTTTTCTGAAGCAGTACGGGGTCATTTTTTAAGCCTGTTAACTTCCTGGACTTTACATCAAGAGCTCCTTTCAGGAATCTTAGATTATACAGAAACTTCTCTGTCTTCTGGAAGGGGGTAAGTTCCTGTCTGAAATTAATATCCTTGTCCGCCTTCATCTGCCTTACCACTTCATCCGCTATATCTTTTGCTGTCAACCTTACCATTAATATTCCTCCTTTGTCCTTTCGTTCATGTTCTTAAGCCATTTTTCGTAATGCACTTGCAGAAACTCCTCTTCAGTCGCTCCTACATAATCCGAAACAGCCAAAATACTACCTAAAGTTTTGTTTTCAGTAAATATTTTAAAATCTTTTATTGTAAGCAATATGCCTTCCAAATTTTCTGTTAATAATAGTTTCTTTTTACTATGTTCAACTAAAAATCCATCTAAAAACGGTATTATTTTACCTTTGGTTTCTTCATCCTTTGCGTTTATATAGCTAAGATAAAAATGTAATACATCCGAAAGCTCTCCCAAAACTTTTGATTTATTAAATTTTTCAGTACTGTTCTTCCAATAATTCCATTCATTTTTAAGTTCCTGAGCCAGCTCTCCGATTTCTGTTATCAAAGCAACTTGAATACCTTTAATCGTTCTTTTTCTAGCTGTTTCCTTCTTGTCAAATTTCTTATCAAGCATTGCCTGTCTTTTCAAAAGTTCTTCAATATCAAACGTTTTTAATACCTCTTCTTTTATATTTTCGTTACTATCTGATACGCCAAATAATAAATTATCAAGTTTTATTTCAAGTGCTTTGGCAATATTATTTAATACATCTATTGGTATTGTCACATTTCCTTTTTCATATTTTTGTACTGAAGACAGTGTTTTATTTATTTTAGCTCCCAGTTCAGACTGTGTTATCTTTTTTAATTTTCTCCATTTCTTAATTCTTTTCCCTACTGTTTCATTATCCATTATTTCTTACCTCCCGATATTTTTCTATTCTCACCTTCAAGCTCTGCAGCAGTTCCTCCTGAATATCCCCCTTGCTCTGCAGTGCATTCATGACGTCCTCGTCACGTGTATCACTGCATACAAGGTGGTGTATTATAACCTTTTCTTTCTGCCCCTGCCTGTGAAGTCTCTTGTTAGCCTGCTGATAAAGCTCCAAACTCCAGTTAAGTCCGAACCATATTACGTGGTTCCCTCCGTCCTGCAGATTCAGGCCATAAGCCGCACTTGCGGGATGTGCAAGCAGGATGTCGATTTTTCCGCTGTTCCAGTCCCTGATGTCCTCATCGTTTGAAAGAACTCTGATTTTCTTCCCACTTTTAGATAGAGATTCCAGTATTCTTGAAAGGTCATGTTTGAATGCATAAAACACAAGCAGATTTTTTCCTTCAAGTGATTCCACCAGTTCCATAAAACTTTCAATCTTGCACTTATGGATTTCATGGATTTTAGCATTTTCGTCATACACAGCCCCATTGCTAAGCTGAAGCAGTTTATTGGATAATGCCGCCGCATTTACGACATCTATTTCTTCCCCATTTTCAAGTTCAAGCACGAGTTCTTTTTCCATTTCCTCGTATGATTCTCTTGCCCTGCTGTCCAGTTCCACCCTGATTGTATTGTAAGTGATATCAGGAAGCTGGAGATAATCTTCAGCCTTCATGGATATGCATATGTCAGATATTCTTTCCTTTATTGACTCATTAGATCCTTGCTTAGCCTTCCATGAAAATATCTGATGCTGGTTTCTCTGGTCGGGATTAAAATATCTTTCCCTGTATGACGTCACTGTTTTTCCCAGCCTTTCTCCTCCGTCAAGCAGGTAAAGTTGTGCCCATAGGTCGATAAGGCCATTTGGCGAAGGGGTTCCCGTAAGCTGTATCATCCTTTCTATTTTTGGACTTATTGCCTTCAGGGCTTTAAATCTCTTTGACTGGTGGTTCTTAAAACTCGAAGATTCGTCCAGGACAACAGTATCAAATGGCCAGTCGTGTTTATAGTAATCCACCAGCCATACAACATTGTCCCTGTTGGTTATGTATATATCCGCATTGGTATAGAGTGCCTTAAGCCTCTGGGTTTTTGTCCCCATGACTTTTGAGAATTTCAGATTTTTCAGATGATCCCATTTCTCTGCTTCTGTATGCCATGACGACTCTGCAACCTTTTTAGGTGCAATGACAAGCACTTTACCCGATTCAAATCTGTTATAAAGCAGATCGTCCAAAGCTGTCAGCGTTATTGATGTTTTTCCAAGTCCCATGTCAAGCATAAGTGCAACTTTTTTTATTTCAATTATTTTTTCTATGCAGTATTTCTGATAATCATGAGGTCTATAAAGCATTGTAATCCCCCAATATCCTGTCTATCTGTTCATTTGAATCTGCCACATATACTCTACAGCCCAAATTTCTAAGTTTCGCAATCTGCCTGTCCTGTAAGGGTCTTGTTATTTTCCCCGGTGCCTTAAGCTCCACAAAAAATATAAGTCCTCCCGGTATTATGCATATCCTGTCGGGCACTCCTGCATTTCCCGGACTGGTAAATTTATAAGTCCTTCCTCCTATTTTTTTTACGCTTTCTTTTAAGTAATTTTCAATATCTTTTTCTCTCATTTTAATTTTCCTTTCAACCCTTGATTTTAAAGGTTTTGAATATGTTTTGTCTACAAACTTTTAACTTTGTTTTTCCTTATAAATTGTCTGTGTACCAGTATTTAAAGTCGTTTACGCTATTTTTTGCATGTCTACAAACTCCGTATAGGAATATAAGATTTTTGGGATTAGGCAGTTTAGGGAGAATTAGGCATATATATGTCTCCCTAATTCCCTCTAATTCCTCTAATTTATATTTTTTATGTTAATTTTATAATAGTTTGTAGACAAATGATATATAAGTACTATAAATATTGACTTTGAGATGTCAACAAACTTTTTTTGAGAATGTAGACAAATTTCTGAAAGTACTGTAAATACTGACTTTTTCTGTCTACAAACTTTGTCAACAAACTTTTGAGAATGTAGACAGGATTCCCGAAAATGTCTACAAACTCTGTCAACAAACTCAAAATTTCAAAAATTTTGACAAATTTAGGGAAGAAACCCGCGAAAAATCAGGTGGGCAGCGTTTCGATAAATAACTATTGTTCTTTACGCTTAAAACCCCTTTGCATTCCGTATTTACCGAATCTTGAAGGTGTTTTCATTCTATCCCACCCCTTCTGCATCTCCAGGATCTTGTTCAGGGCTATCGCATCAGATTTTTTCAAATTTCTCAAATCAGATTCTAAGCAAAATTCCCATATTTCAGGAATACATACCCTATTTCTTACGATAAGATTAAAATCCCCTTTAAGATTCCCTTTATAAAAGCTTTTCTTTTCATCTTCCGTAAGAGTATCCCAGCAGTCAGGTATTTCCTTTTCTATAAATTCCTGAATCATTCCTTCCCTGTGATCCCTCATACGGTGACTCTCCTGTTCCTCTTTCGCTATTAATGAGGCTTCTTTGCTTAGTAGTAAGCTTTCATTTTTGTCAAAAGCATCCCTTGCCTCTGCCCAAATTTGCCCTATTTCGCCATCAAGGTCTCCAAATATACTCTTTTTTCTCTCCTGAATTCCCACATCGACCGGCCAGAATCTCCTGTTTCCCGTAGTATCTTTTAAAAATTCGGTGTTATTGGAGGTGCCGAAAAATATTGCCCTTCTCGGGAATCTCTTCGTCCTTCTTCCGTATGCCTCCCTGTATATGTCGGTCATTTTGGACAAAAAATGTTTTATTGTTGTAACTTCACTCTTATTAAACGAATCAAGTTCCCCGATTTCGTTGACCCATGTGCCCTGAATTACTTCAGCTGCGTCTTTCCCTTCAAAGGTTTTCAAACTGTCGGAAAACCATTTCATTCCGATTTTACTTAAAAAAGTACTTTTACCTATCCCTTGCGGTCCGTTCAGGATTATCATTTCATCAAATTTTACGGGCTCATTTTTCATAGCCCTTGCACAGCATGCAATAAGCGACTTCCTGATTACTTCCCTCGTATATATATTGTCTTCGGCTCCCAGATAATCTATAAGCAGGGTATCGAGTCTTTTTACTCCGTCCCATATCAGCCCGTCCAGAAATTCTTTCGGTTCATTGTAGCTGTTTTTCAGGAACACTTCCGTCAGTGCGTCATCTATCTTTGTCTTGCCCTGTATACCGTATTTTACGTCAAGCCTTACTCTCAGCCTTGCGTCGTCCCCGTCTTCCCATTCCCTTACATTATTGTTGTCCGACCAGGGGAGTTTTCCCTGTGCGAATGCCCTGTTTGAAAATACATCATACGCCATTTTTCCTTTGAGTTCGGGCTCATTCTCAAGTATTATTAGTATATTTTTTGAATTATTTATAATTTTCCCGTTAGTATCGGTATCAAGCAGTGCCATCCAGTCATCGTCAATGTCTTCTCCGGTCGTATCATTCTTAAATACGGATTCCGCATTCCCTATCCGCTCCTTCTGCACTTCGATTCTTATTTTACTGTTTTCAAGTGCAAGCTTTGACATAGCCATAAAACTTGGGTATCTGTTAGCTGGAGTATTTGGTTTCACGTCGTCGTCAAGTTCAGAAAAAGTGTGTATCCGGACTAAATCGAAAGCATTGCACAGCTTACCCCCCGCAGGGTCGGTTGCATGATGGGAATACAGGAATTTACCATTTTCATACAGTATTGCCCCTCCGTAGGTGCTCCCTCCCAGATATGTGAGCCTGTCTTCCGTATCAGTAAATTCATACGCCCCGGGCAGATATTCGTCTATTGCTTTTATTATGTCGTATTCCCTACAGAAAGCCCCTACTACCCCACCTTTTTCAGTCGGATCTTCCTGCTTTTTAGGAAGCTTTATCTTCTGTTCGTCCATTCCCGGCCATTCCTGAATATTTTTCCAGTCGTCATACATTCCTAGGATGCCGTCAACATCTAAAAACTGACTGTCGGAATAGTCGAAGATATACACGACATCTGATGAAATGCTGGGATTGAACATCAGCCTTTCTGCCTGGAATGTAGTCTTATCACACATTTCGAGTCCTATCATTTCCCCCAGTTTTCTCGCTACGGGCTCGTACTCCTCGGCATTTAGTGTCCTCCCTGCAGGAAATATTACACGCAGTCTCGGACGGTACTCGGTGTGTTTCCTTGTGTTATGCACTGCATACGCACAGTTCATAGCTTTCAGAGTTCTCAGGACATCTGCAGTCCCTCCGGGTTTTATATTGTCCAGGTCAAGGGTTATAAGATCCCTTGAAATTACATTTCCTGCACGTCTTAAATTACCTTTCAGCAGTCCTCCGACATATCCGCCGACATCTTTCAGGCTGTCCTGTTTTGATTTTGCATAGCTCATATATTCATCCAGTTTCTCAGGACTTCTATGAGGTGATTCCAGCCTTTTAACAAAATCGCTCCAGTAAATCTCCTCACGCTTCCATTTCTTATCTGTCCTTGAGTTTGCAGTGCTTATTTTTATAAGCCTGTCATTTTTCATTTTCTCACCTCCTAGTCCTTCTTATAATATTCTGATTCAAATCCATCGGCTCTCAAAAGAAGTCCTGGAGCCCATTCTATATTTTCATTCATTATGCTGCATATTTCTTCCACCGTTACATTCTTCGGAGCATCGACGACTATCTCATCATGTATGTGCATCACAATGTCAAATCCAGCCATTTTTATTCTTCTTATGCTTTCTACCAGGCAATCCCTTGCTACCGCCTGCACTATGTTCTCCGTTAGTTTTCCGCCGTATGTCTTCAACACTGTCCATCTCTTGGCTATCTGATCAAGCCCGTTGTATTCTATTATCTCTGAACCCCAGCTGTTGTTCGTTCTTAGCGGATTCACATAGAACAGCTTTCTTCCGCTTGGCAGTGTTATCGTAAGGAAGTCAAGTTTTCTTTTTATCATCTCCCTTGAGAATTTTATTCCGTTATAGGAATAAGTTCCGCCGGTCTTAACTGCTTTAATTGCACAATCTTGGACATTTTTCCACAGATTCACAATGTTAGGGTTAGCATTTCTCCACGCCTCCACTATTCCCGGCAGTTCCTCTTCAGTAAGACCCATATTTAATGCCCCCATTGCCATAAGTGCCCCCGGTCCGCCCTGATACCCCAGTGCAAGTTCTGCAACTTTTCCTTTCTGTCTTAATGCGTATTCAGGATTCCCTTTAGCTATTTTCTCAATCGGCACTCCGAACATCATGGATGCCGATGCCTCATATATTTTCCCATGCCCTTCGAACACATCAAGCCTCCACTGTTCCCCCGCAAGCCAGGCAATCACTCTTGCCTCTATAGCGGAGAAGTCGGCAACTATAAACTTATTTCCCTTACTTGGAACGAATGCAGTACGGATGAGCTGTGACAGTACATCAGGAACATTCCCGTAGATCATTTTGAGATTTTCATATTCCTTGTGTTTAGTCATTTCCCTTGCAAGAACCAGGGTATCCATGTAGTTTCTCGGAAGGTTCTGTACCTGCACGAAACGGCCTGCATATCTCCCAGTCCTGTTCGCTCCATAGAACTGTATCAGCCCTCTTACCCTCTCATCTTTTCCTAGAAGGTTCTGCATGGCCACGTATTTTTTTACGCTTGTCTTCGATGCTTCAAGCCTGTTTTCCAGTACTATCCTTACATCCCTGCTTAACTCCTCACTGTTTAAATAATCAATTATGTAAGCTTTCTGAAGATTTTCCATCGGGTCTTCCACTCTGGCGTTTATCCACGGGAGCAGCTGTGCCACAGAGTTAGGGTTGCTAAGTCCTGTTATTATTTCTGCCTGTCTTGACAGATGCCCATGTGATACGGCATCCACTTCAAGTGCACCTTCGAGAAGTTCTGAATCTATTCTGATTCCGAACGAATTTATTTCCTGGTCAAGATACCAGTTCTCCCATTCGCTTTCAGGAACAGGGAAGTCGGCCAGCCTGTTTTCAATTTCCATTTCCGTGACAACATCCTGAATGCAGTAATTCTTAAATTCATTCCATTTTTCACTGTCATGGTAGCAGTAGTTCCTAGTTCTTCCTCCATTTGTTTTAGTTGGCTTACACGGGACGCAGAAGTATCTTATGAGGTTCTTACCTTTCATATCCTTCTGTTTGTCCTGGGGGAGCCCGAGAACCTTTGCGGTAATTCCTAACCCTGAGGTATAACCGCAATACAGCCCGTGCACCATCGTGCACTGCCATTGCCTTATATCAAGGGCATAGAACTTTGAGAGGCATATATATTCAAATGCGGCGTTATATGCATGCTTAATACAGTTAGGACTTTGCATGAGGTTTATTATTTCATCGGGGATTTTTTCTCCGGATGCCAGGTCTATTATTTTAACCTCTTCACCGTTTATGCTGTATGCAAAAAGCAGTATTTCAAAATTTTCTGATTCTACATATCTGTACACCCCACATTTTGAAATGTCTATATCGCTGTACGTTTCGATATCTATTGACAGATGTTCCATATTTTCCTCCATTTAAATTCAGGGAGGGAATCTCCCCCCCCCATTTAATTTATTAATCCAGAATAGGTTCCCCTGTTATAGGATCTATTTCAACATTGTCAAACACATCTGACGCATCTCTTCTTCCTGACAGCGGTTCCCCGTCCGCCAGTTTCTGAACCATGTTGAGTGCTATTCCTATGCCTGTTTTCTTACCGTATGTATATGGAAAGAATGACAGGTTTACTCTTGCGTATACTCCTGAATATATTTCAGAATGATCCGTTATCGGGATGTTTGGGTTCAGGCTTACTACAACGGGAGGCCATTGAGCATTAGACTTGGCATTGAAAATATAATGTCCTTCATAGGGCTCATAATATCCTTCGTCATCTGATTCCAGCCCCTGGGCATCGTAATCCGTAAACGCCACATCTATGTTTTTAGGCCTTTTTCCTCCCCATTTTTCCTGTATTCCTTTTTCGATAGCTTTTTCGATTGCCTCTTCAATCAGCTTTTTAGTCCCTGTATCAGTTTTCGGGAGCATTATCACCGCACTGTATTTTGGGTCCTGTTTATCGTCGAACGAATGAGGTTCAAACAGATGTGGAAAATTAAGTCTTACCTTTCTTGTAGTTACTTCTATTCTTTCATTATTAGTTGCCATATTTTTATCATCCTCTCTTTTTTTATTCTATATTATCTTTAAACACTTCTGCAGGAGTTCTTAACTCCAGTGCAGGTCTTTTATCATCCAGTGTTGCAAGTGTAGGCTTTCCTTCGGGTTTCTGTATATAGTTTCCCGCGATTTTATAAAGAGTTTCTTCCCCCAGCAGTTTTTCTGCCGCAGTTACTGAAATCAGTTCAGTTTTATATATCTCTTCTCTGTCCAGTCCTACTTCTTCCAGTAATTGTGCGGCCACAGCTTTGTCGGTAAATGTCCTGTTTCCGCCTCTGCCTGCTACTAATTTCCACCCCTTCACGTTTCCGCCATTCTGGGCTCTTACCAGGGCATAATCCTCAAATTTCTTAGCCCACTTTGACAATTCCTTTACTTTTGCCAGGCATTCCCCTATTTCCTCATCGGTAAGAAGTGCAGGGTCTATTACATCTATATTCATATATTCTTCAGCCTGTTTTCTGCAATTACCGTTTGCCTTGCAGAATCCGCAGTGTTCCCCGACATGAAATTCATCCGAGCCTTCGTAGGCTTTCTGTGCTATGTCCTTTATTGATTCCGCCCATTCAAGCAGTTTTTCTGAAGTTATTTCAAAGCTCGATGTATTTTTTATTCTCGGCTGTATTATGTGTATTATTACTTTTTCAATCTCATCTATTGCAGATTGTTCCAGATAAGTTCCCAGGGCATATAACATTCCCTGCGGATTGTTTTCTGCCGTAACCGGAACCCCTTTTCCATATTTCAGGTCAAATATATGTATAACCTTATCTCCAACCAGTGTGCAGTCTACAGTTCCGAATCCTTCAGGAACATATGAAGAAAAATCTACTCTCTGTTCGGCCAGAAAAAACGGTTTTGATTCAAAACTTAGATAAATGTCGTTTATATAATCCCTATATTCGTTTGTGTATCTGTCCATTTCCGCACTATACAGTTCATTTTTTTTTAATTCACTTATCCGCTTTTTAAATTCGCTGGGTCTTAAATCTGTAGTAAAGTACTTTATAATTTTCAGTTCGGCCATTTCATGAGCCAATGTGCCTTCTGCTGCATATACGCTGGGCTCGTCTTCGAATTTATCTTCCAGTCTTGCCGAACCTGGGCATTTTAGCCATCTATATGCCCCGCTTGCTGATAGCAGGGCGTGATTCCTGTCTGCATGTTTTTCCATTAAAATTTCCCTCCAAGATCTATGTAAATCTGTGCCAAGGCGTTAAAATCCTCAGGCTGGATATCTGCAAGAGATACAGCGTGAAATTTTGTGAAAGCTTTCAGAACTTCATCCCTTTTTCCCTGATTTGCTAATTCTCTTCCTACCCTTGCTAAATCACCCCTTGTATATTCGGCTTTGACAGTAGGTACGGGATCTGTTTTTTTAGCTTCCGATTTTGTTTTTTTCTTTTTAGGTTCTTCCTGTTCTTTTTCGGAATCAGGCATTTCCTCCTTTGAGGTTTCTTCCTCTTTTTTCTCAGGTTCCACTTTCACGTCGTTTGTCTGCCAGTCCTTCATTTCCTGTTTGGCATATTCTTCTTCTGCGGGTATCGGTTGCATAAATTTTTCAACCTTTCCGATTATATTTCCTGCGGGACTTGATAAGACTGCAGTGTTTCCCAAAACCATTAACGCCTTCGAAAGATTCTCAATTATCGGCTTACTTCCTTCTTCAATTTCAATTATTATTTTCACTTCCATTATTCCACGTCTCCTTTATTCTTATTATATTCATCTGATGTCACCCATTCGATGTTGTCGAATGCAAATTCTATCATTTTTTCCACTACATCAATTTTATTCCAGCCCGTCTCTTCCGCTACGGTATCCAGTAAATTCTGAGTAGATTTCCGTATCCTTATCGGAGTCGAGTAGCTTTTTTCGGGTGCATATTTTTTCGGTAATCTGAGTTTTTCCATCTGTCCTCCTAAAATCCATTCGTTATTCCTTCGATAATATAATCCATATTCCCTTTTTCAACATTTTCAAGTGCCAGGTTGTAATAATTTTCTTTGAGCTCAACCCCTATCGTACGTCTGCCCATTTTCAATGCCACATAGTTGGAGCTCCCTATTCCTGCGAATGGGTCAAGTACTATATCGTTTTCATTTGTCCATAAATTAATCCCTCTCGCTATCACATCAAGCTGTAGTGGGCATATATGCCTTTCATCCTGTTCTTCCCTTGCGGATTTTCCATTAAGCGTGTTGCTCTGCCTTATATCCATCCATACAGGACTTGCATACTTTCGCCATACCTGATGGCTGTATACAGGCACCTCGTTGTATTTTTCCTTCTTTTCATATTTTTCCACATCAGGCTGAGGTCTTTCAATCTTTGCCCCTTCAGGCTCATCTTCCCCGATGTAGCTTTCAAATCCTTCAGGATGAGCTATCGGCTCGGGATTTTCTCCAGGCTTTCTCATTGTCACTAAGTAATCAGGAAGTCCCTGGCGGCACATTGACGAGTCCTTACATATCTGTTTATGCAGAAGTCCCAGTGCCTTTGTCCTGGTCGCCTCTACAAGCGGATCTTTCCAGATTGTCACTTTGCTTTGGTAAATAAAGCCTGCATTAGTGAACATTCTTATGAGTTCTCCCGGGAAATCTTTAAGCCCTATCACACCATCTCTTGACTTCATCATAGGTAAATCCATGCAGTGGAAACTTAATAACCTTCCAGGCATTGTCACTCTGTATAATTCAGATATCAAGAATTTAAAATGTTCATAAAATTCGTTATCCGATGCCGAATTTCCCATATCCCTGTCAGAATTACTGTATGTATACAGGCTTGCAAATGGAGGACTAAATATCGAATAGTGTATGCTGTTGTCAGTTATCCCTTTCAGCACTTCCACACAGTCGCCGTTATACATTGCGTACCTGTCATCTATTTTCTGATTTAAAATTTCCAATTCAGTAATGCCTCCTTATAGCTTAATGCCTTTATATTGCTTTTCCTTGCAAACTCGTATTCCCTGTTGCAGCCTTTTGAAGTATTCCAGCCCTCGCAGAGTATAAGTCTGTCACATCTTTTCAATAAGTTCAGGCACATCTGCATACCCTGTTCATAGTCATCAACCCAGTCGTACATGAACCCGAACGAATGTATTGGACTTATGAAAGTATGTCTCGGATACTTTTTCACTAATTTTTTTATTTTTTTCTCGACGCATTTTCTGTTTTCTTCTTTGCCGTTGTATGGATGTGCCACATAAATCAGCATATCTGTCTCATCTCCTCCCAGTCAGGTAACAGCATTTTGACTTTCGGAACATATTCCGTCATTATCCTTGTTGTCACCTGTAATTCTTTTTTTGTCACTTCTTTCGTGAGCTTTATCATCGCATCCTGCATTTTCTTTGCATCTTCCTGCTTTCTTTCAATGTTCGCCTTTACGGCTCCTTCCTTTGCGGAAATTATGATGTATACATTTACTTCGTTCTTTTGCCCAAACCTGTAACATCTTCTTACCGCCTGATAATACTTCTCGTAGCTGTCTGAAAGGCCTACAAATATCATATTGTTACACTGTTGCCAGTTCATCCCGAATCCCGCAATGCTGGGCTTAGTCACTAGGCATTTTATCAGACCGTCCGAAAAGTTCAGCATTGAGCCTGTCTTGTGTGAGGCTTTGTCAGAGCCCCTTATCTCCACGGCATCGTCTATCATGTTTTTCAGCATAGAACTCTCATCGTTCAGGTCGCACCACACGAGCCACTGTTCATCAGAACTGTTTACAATATCAGCTGCGGCTTGGCACCTTAATTCTAAGCTGTCCTTCCTTGCCTGCCGTCTCTGTGTAAGTGTAAGAGTTTCGCTCAGCACTTCATAACCGTCAACTATTATCTCATTTATATTCAGCTTCGGCAGGTCATAACCATCGACCTCGTAGTCAAGGTTTTTTGGATTATCAATAAATACTGCCCAGCTTGCCATCCAGTTCCAGAACACATCCTCCGCATGACCTTTCAGTCTCCATTTTGCCGTATTCCCTCCGTCGTGTACAAAATACATGGATAGCATTTCGGCCCTTGTCATCACCCCTAAAAATTCAGAATGATTACCTAGTTCCATATGATCGTTAGGTGCAGGTGTTGCAGTACATGCAAGTCTGAACGGAACCTTGGAGAAGTTATCTATCAGCTTGTTCCTTGTCGAACTTGTGAAAGACTTTAAAATACTGCTTTCATCAAGCACAACTGCCTGAAAGCTGTTCCCTGTAAATTTATCAATTTTTTCATAGTTTGTTATGTTGATACCATCCACTACGTCATCCTGGCTTTCACAGATATTTACGCTGATTCCAAATTTTTCGCCTTCCTCCTTTGTCTGAGGTGCCACCGCAAGCGGTGCTAAAATTAGAATTTTACCACCTGTGTGTTTATGAATTTCATCAGCCCATGATAGCTGCATTAAAGTTTTTCCAAGTCCACATTCGGCAAATATGGCCGCCCTTCCTTTCTTGAGAGCCCATCGGACAATGTCTTTCTGAAACTCGAACATGTTAGGGTTGAGACTGTTCCTGTCGACATCAATTCCCATATTTTCAAAAGTTTTGCTTTTTGAGTTAATAAAATCATTATACTTTCGCATTTCGGTTTATCACCTCGACTGTTGTTTTTCCGCCGTTCCTGTGGTTTATTACCATTTTGTTATATCTGCTTTTAAGTCCTTCCCTGCAGAAGTCTGTGAAGTCCTGACCTTTCAAAGGTCTTATAATGTTTTCAGTTCCCGTGATATCATAAAGATATATGGATTCTGCATTTTTAATTGCATTTTTCATGTCCTTTTTTATATATTCCATATTGCTTTTTCCTTTCGTTAGTGCTATACTTTTATTGATATATTTTGAAAATCAGTCGATATTGCCAGTATCGGCTTTTTTTAGTTCTGCCATATCCCGATAAAGTTCATCGAGAATCATATAGTAATCCTCTTCTGTTTCGTAATAAATTCCTTCAATTTCAGGCATTTAAATCACCTCCTTTCAATCCCATTTTGTTTCTTTGAAGTATACCCACGTCATAGCCACTAATGCTATCCATAAGCCGTGCACTACTACTTTAACTACTATGTCATCAGCAAATGACTTGGTTTGATTCAGTATCAGAGCTGTTATGAATGTTCCGTACCACACTAACGCTTTTTTAGTTTTCATTGTCATTTTCTACCCCTCCTTTTTTAATCATATCCGCCGCGATGTTATTTGCCAGCGAATGTACTAATTTCGTCACGTCCTCCCCGTTAACTATTATCACAGGGAAGTTGCCATATTTCATATAGTGCTCCACAGCCTCTTCCGGGATGTGGTAGTCCCAGCCACCTCTTGGTCTTGAGGGGGTAGGTGGTACTGTCTGAATTGCCGTTCCGAACTTATATCCGCCCCGCTGGAGTCCCACCCTTATTGCAGATTCAGACTTGTGGATACGGTCGGAACATTCTTTAATGGTCAGAGTATTTTTCATATTTCCAAGATCCTTTCGTTTCGATTTTTATCCTTTCAGGGTATAATAATTCTGAAAGGAGGTGTTTCTGCTATGGATTACCGTTCTGCTGAATGGATGCATGAGCGTGTTGTAAATACCATCAATGATTTTGAAAAAGATATCAGAGATGACGAGCAGGCGAGTATAGTAATTTCGTCATTTGCAAACAATCCCATTTTAATCAATGATGTGAGCTACTGGAATCCTGACATCATAATTTTTGACGGTGTACTGGTTTCCGATGGTTCGACTGTTCAAGTGCTTCAGCACACATCTCAGTTAAATCTCTGTCTGATAGCTTCAAAACGTCGAGACCCTGAGAGGCCAAGACGTAAAATTGGATTTTCTGTTGGCTCTCAAGAAGACTGATAATCCTGTCAAGTTTGCCGTTCAGTAACTCCAACTGCTGAACGGTTTCTTTTTCACTTAATGAAATAGTATTCAGTATTAAAGTTAAATCATCTCTTGTGAGCTTTTTGTCTTCTACGAGTTGGTTTAACTTTTTCTCATTTTCTGACGGCCCAATTATTTTAAATCTACGCCATATATTTTCCATTTCTTTAATCGCCTCACTTTCTTGTCCAATCAGTTTTCGTATTTTCCGAAAGAAGATTTTAAAAAAAATATTTCAAATATATCTTTTTTGTCAATTTTTAGTAAACTCACAATTTTTAAAATCTCACTCCTACTAAATTCAGCTTTATTATTTAATTTAGCACTTAAAGTAGAACCTGCCATGCCTAATTTAGAGCAGAAATTTAATTCGGTCCCAAATACTTCTTTTATTTTACCTCTTAATTTACTGTTATCAAATTCCATAAAATCCACCTCTTTTCTTTTCGTATTTTACGAAATAATTATAACCTAAGTTTTTTTGAAAGTCAAGAACTTTTTTCGGTATTTACGATTTTTTTTTATTTTATTTGGTTTTTTGTTGTAATTTCCGAAAAAATGAGGTATACTATTAATACCAAAATTAAAGGAGAAATAATTATGTCAAATAAAGAAAATATCGTTGATTTTGGGACGCGTTTAAAAGAAGCCCTAAAAAGAAATCAAATGAGCCAATCAAAACTTTCTGAGCTTACAGGTATCAGCAACGCGGCTATCAGCGAATATATATCAGGAAAATACGAACCTAGTAGAAGTCGAATATCTGAATTTTCAGACATATTAAAAGTAAATGAAGTGTGGCTAATGGGATATGACGTCCCAATGGAAAAAGAAGCATTGAAAAAAGAAGCTCAAAAATCAAAAACGGATGAGATTGTTCTCACATCTGAACAGGAGGCAGAGCTACAGTATATCATTGAGCATAATATGCTATTTTTCAAACGTAATAAAATGGATGAGGATGATGCTAAGAAACTGGCTGATATTTTAAGAGAATTCTATATCGAAACATTAGAGTAGAAATAAAATTTTAACGGGAGAGAAGAAGATCAATGAAGAAAAAGGAAATTTTTGAACTTGCCAAAAAGCTCGCAACGGAATACCGCTCCGACCCGAAAAGATTGGCGAAAGAACTCGGGATTGTAGTAAAATACCGCTCTTTTAATCACCATTCGGGGAGCTGCATAAGAATGAATGGTAAGCAGCTAATAGTAATCAATAGCAAAATGTCCGAATTGAAACAGCTATTTGTTTTGGCACATGAAATTGCCCATCTTTTATTGCACCCTTACGAGGCTACAATCATAAGATATTTCAGTTTTTCTGAATCCAAAGTAGAATTTGAAGCCAATTATTTTGCAGTGGTGTTTTTCAGTGAGTCAGAAATAGAATTTGAAGAAGATGAAGAAATAAAACAATTAGTCAATAACATTATATTATATTATAAAGGAGTGATTCAATGAAAAAAGTATTATTGTTTTTAATTCTATGTGTTGTATCTTTTGCAACACTAACGCATAAAGAAGTTACAACAGGAGAGTACAAAGGGTTTAACAAGATATCGGGATTTACCGATAGCGATAAATTCGATGTTTATGTGAAAGTAGTTCGGAAAGGGGATATGGTATATAACGATATTAAAATTATCCCTAATTATAAAAAAGTGGATCTTAAAGAAAAACTTTCAATCAATTATAAAGGAAAAAATATAACCCATACACGCAAGGAATGGTATGACTTAATAAGTAACACAGCAGGAGGAAATGAATTTGGTCTGTCTGTAATTGAAAGAAATTTCCCTGATTTATTTAAAGATTTTGAGGATAATAATATATTTGCTTATGAGCATGAAATAAATCGATATATAAGAGATGAACTCGAATTATCAGCCCCAAATGAGACAGTATCAGAAATTAAGAAAGATGATAGTTTCTGTAATGACCCAAATATATCTGCAAAAGACAGAAAATTATGTAACGCGGTATCAGAACAAGAGCATTTGGAAAAAATGCCGGAACCTGTTAAGACAAAAAATAATGATAAAACGGATAAACTTGAAAAAGCGGCCAACTTTCTTTTAAAGATAATTCCGTTTTAAAACCAAAAAAAAGGCCCTGCGACCAACAGGACCTTGAAAATATGTGTGATATACCCACATACTCTAACCAGTATTAAGTATATCACACAAACCTTTAAAATACAATACAAGGAGTGTGATTTTTTTATGAAAAACCCAAACGGATACGGATCTGTAATAAAATTATCAGGCAAGAGGAGAAGGCCTTTTGCGGTAAGAATTACAGTGGGATACGATGATAACGGAAAGCAGATATATAAATATCTCGGATATTATGCGACAAGGAAGGAGGCCATGCAGGAACTGTCAATGTACAGTGCCAACCCTTATGATATCGACCTTAAGAGCCTTACAATGCAGGACATATATGACAGGTATGTAAAAACTCAGAAAGGGAAAGTGGGAGAAGGCAGAATGGAATCATACAGAAGTGCATACACCCATCTGACGCCCCTATTAAATATGAAAATGGCGGACATAAAGACTGCACATCTGCAAAACCTTATTGACGGCATGACGGAAAAAGTATCAACCGGAACAATTAGGCAGACAAAATCTGTCATAAGCTCGCTATTTAAATACGCCATGAAAATTGATGTTATTGAAAAAAACTACGCAGATTTTATTGTGATGCCAAAGCACAAGAAGGTCATAGAACGTAAAATATTTACGGAGGGAGAAATAGCTCTGTTATGGGATAACGTTAAAGCACTGGATTATGTGGATGCGATTTTAATACTTATATACACGGGTATGAGGATAAATGAACTGCTGAAACTTGAAAAGAAAAATGTAAACCTTAAAAATAATACAATTACAGGGGGTAGCAAGACTGATGCGGGAAAAAACAGGATTATACCGATACACCCCAAAATACTTCCTCTTATAGTAAATAGGATGGGGAATAAAACTAATTACTTAATACCTAATAGAAAGGAATCAGGGGCATACATATACAATAATTTCAGACAGAATGAATTTATGAGGATAATGGAACAGCTGGGAATGGAACACACTATACACGATACTAGGCACACTTTTGCCACAATGATAAGTGATGTATCCAATAACGAAACCGCAATTACCGGAATAATAGGACATACTAACATTAATATGACAAAAAAGTATACCCATACAAATATCGAGAAAATGAGAAAAGAGATGGAAAAGATAAATTAAAATACCAGGATTAAAATTGCCTGGTATTTTTATAGTATAAATAACGTTTAAATGTATATAATTTTTGTATATTTCTCGTATATTACCGTTAAAATTTTTGATAATTTTTCACGTTTATTAAAATTACGTGAATTTGAAAAATGCTAATATTAAAGGGTTTTAGCGATTTTTTCTAAAAATAAAAACTAATTTTTACATTTCCATTGTAATTGTTATCCTGTAA